AAACTGGGAAGGTGTATCAAAGAAAATGTTAGGTCCTGTAGCACACTTAGATGACTGTAATTTAAATCATTATAATCTACAATTAAGTATTTATATGTATATTATACTGAAGCATAATCCTAATTTAAAACCAGGTAAGTTAATTATTCATCACATAAGTTTTGAAGAAGAAGAAGAAACAGATGAATTTGGATATCCAATAACTAAGTTATCTGATCAAGGTGAACCTATCATTAGAGACATTGAGATATATGAAATGCCTTATTTAAAAACTGAGGTAATGGCAGTACTCAAATGGTATGAAACTAATAAGGATAAAGTAAAGAAAAAATAATGATAAAATTATTTGACATAGAAAATGGCACAGTTATACCTACAGAACATTGTCATGCATTAAAAGATTTAAAGATCATAATGGATTGTTATCCAGAAGATTATCATAATGTGTATGCATATCTGTTCTATATGACCTGCCCAAATCCAGATCTTAATCCTTTTTTTGATACACAAGAACATGAAAAAGAAGAACTTATTATTTCGCAGTTGTCTGTTACTTTTAGTTTGGAAGATGACGTTATCATTAAGGCTAAGCAATTTTGTGAAAAGTTGTATCAGACTCCTACATTTCGTGCGTACATGGGTATCAAAACTATGTTAGATAAACTAGCTACCTATATGGAAACTAGTGAGATCACTGCTGGTAGAGATGGTAATATTAACTCTATTGTTAATGCTGCTGCAAAATTTGAACAGATAAGACTCTCATTTAGAGGTGCTTATAAAGACTTGATGGAAGAACAAAAATCTTCTGTAAGAGGTGGACAAAATTTAGGATATGATCAAATGTAATTATGCAAGAACTTAAAAATTTATATAACTGGTTATTTCATTATAACAGTCATACAGAAGAATGGACAGCTTTCCATAGAGAAGATCATTCTGCATACTGGAATGGTACAGAAGCTAAACATAGAATGTACAGAGATAAGTCATTTACTGATCTTATATTTCAACTACATAAGTTTGAATTAAATAAAGAATAATGTATATATCTGTACCTACATATGATGACACCTTAGATTTGTGGTCACATACTGATTTTGAAACAAGAGAGGATTTTGTTGAGTTCATGTGGTCTGTGTTTAAAGAACCAGGCAAATATGAGTTTGATGAGACCTCTTTAAAGTTTAATGAACAGGCAAAGCTTTTTGAAAAAAATAACAAAGTATATTGTTATGCTCCAATGCGTTCTAAAGATTTTACAACATATTGGGATACAGAAAAAGACAAATGTAGAAAGGGAGTTATTTTTAAAAATGCTAAGAATACTTGGTATTTACCACGCGATTATTACATGTGGTTAAATTTTCTTCCTATCTACAATAAAGAGATATCTAAGTTTGGATTTGCTGATGTTAGAGATGCACAATATCATATGGCATTATATGAAGAACTTGGAAAGCATACATATAAGCATGCTGCAATATTAAAGAAACGTCAGATAGCATCTAGTTATTATCATGGTGCTAAAATGATTAATTACTTCTGGTTTGAAGAAGGTAGTATTAATAAGATTGCAGGATCTTTAAAAGATTATATTGGTGAGAAAGGTACTTGGCGTTTTTTGGAAGAATATAGAAACTTCCTTAATAGTTATACAGCTTGGTATAGACCCTGTACTCCTGACAAGATCTTCAACTGGGAACAAAAGATTGAGATCAACCAAGGAGGTAGAAAGAGAGATATAGGACTGAAGTCAGTGATTACAGGACTTATATTAGACAAAGATCCTACAAATGGTGTTGGGGGTCCATGTACTTTTTTCTTTCATGAGGAGGCAGGTATTGCACCTAAAATGAATCAGACGATTGAGTACCTCTTACCAGCAATGAAGTCTGGTATGATTTATACAGGACAGTTTGTTGCTGCAGGATCTGTAGGAGATCTTGATCAATGTGAACCTTTGCGTAAGATGTTAGAGAATCCTGAAAGTAAAGATGTACTTGCAGTAGAAACAAATCTTATAGATAAGACAGGTCAGATTGGAATGAGAGGATTATTTATTCCTGAGCAGTGGTCAATGAAACCTTGTATAGATGATTATGGTAACTCTCAGGTAGATAAGGCATTAGAAATGATTCTTGAAGAAAGACTTGTTTGGAAAAAAACATTAGATCCTGAAGATTACCAATTGCGTATATCTCAGAAACCTATTAACATTGAAGAAGCATTTGCAAGTAGAAAAGTAGCTAAATTTAATCCAGGATTAGTTACAGCACAAATGCGTAGAATAGAAGATAATACTTACTACAAAGAATTTTTAGAATTATCTAGAAAAGAAACTGGTGAAATTACAGCTAAAAATTCTGGAAGAATTCCTATACATGACTTTCCTATATCAGCAAAAACTGAAGATAAAGAAGGTGTATTAGTAGTTTGGGAAAGACCTTGTAAAGATCCTCAGTTTGGACAGTATTATGCATCTATTGACCCTGTTGCTGAAGGAAAGACAACTACCTCAGACTCATTGTGTTCCATATATGTATATAAGACTTCTCAAGAAATTACAAAACATAAATCTGATGGTACAATAGAATCTTATATAGAAAGAGATAAAATTGTAGCTGCATGGTGTGGTAGGTTTAATGACCTTAATAAAACACATGAAAGACTAGAACTGATAATAGAATGGTACAATGCATGGACTGTTGTTGAAAATAACATATCTTTGTTTATTCAATACATGATTGCTAAACGTAAACAAAAGTACTTGGTACCTAAAACTCAGATATTATTTCTTAAAGAATTACAAAGTAATGCAAATGTATTCCAAGAATATGGTTGGAGAAATACAGGTGTATTATTTAAAACAAACTTGATTTCATATGCACAACAATTTTTAGAAGAAGAGTTGGATCATGAAACAAAACCTGATGGTACTATTGTAAAAACTACCTATGGTGTTGAGCGTATTCCTGATATAATGTTGCTAAAAGAAATGCAAGCATATAGAGATGGACTGAATGTGGATAGACTTGTAGCATTTTGTGCTATGGTAGCATTTGCAAAAGTTCAAGAATCTAATAGAGGATACACTAAACGTACTGAAAGAGAAGATGATAATTTGCAAAAATCAAATAATTATGCTAAATTAAAAGTGAGTCCTTTTCGTCATATTGGAAGTAGTAATCATACTAATACTTCAAGTATGAGAAAACCACGTAATCCATTTAAAAACTTGAAATAAATATAGATCATGCCAAAATTATATAATGCACTACAGCTTAAAGGTGGAGCAACCACAGAATATAATAGAATGGGTACACTTACCCAACCTATACAATTTTTGTTAGCTTCACAAAAGAATGAACAATGGGGTGCTTGGAATCTTGACTGGTTAGAGATGCAAGGTCTAAAACAAATTAGACGTAATGCAAGAAGACTGTTAAAGAATTATAAACTAGCTAATGGTATTATAGATAAGACAGATTATATTGTTGAAGAAGATAATGAATATGCTGAACTTATTGATACTCTTACAAAAGAAGATGTATCTGCATTTGAGTTAAAATTCTTTCCTATTATTCCTAATGTTATTAATATTCTTACAGGAGAATTTGCTAAAAGAAATGATAAGATTACTTATAGAGCAGTAGATGATACTTCATTTAATGAGATGCTTGATAAAAAGCGTGGTATGATTGAAGAAACTTTAGTGTCATATGGTGAACAGATGATGCAACAGACTATTGACAGTATGGGATTAAATCCTAAAGATCCTGAACAAGCTCAAAAAGCTCAAGAAATGATGTCGCCTGAAAGCATTAAATCATTACCTCAGATTGAAGAATTCTTTAAAAAAGATTATAGATCTATGGTAGAACAATGGGCAGGTCATCAACATGCTGTTGATTCTGAAAGATTCTATATGAAAGAACTTGAGAATATGGCATTTAGAGATATGCTTATTACTGATAGAGAGTTCTGGCATTTTAAATTAAATGAAGATGATTTTGATTTAGAAGTATGGAACCCTGTTCTTACATTCTATCATAAATCTCCTGAAGCTAGATATGTATCTCAATCTAACTGGGTAGGAAGAGTAGACTTAATGACTATATCTGACATTATAGATAGATATGGTTACTTAATGGATAAAGATCAAATGCAACAACTTGAAGCAATTTATCCTGTAAAATCTGCAGGTTATGCTTTACCAGGTGTGCAAAATGATGGATCATTTTATGATTCTACAAGATCTCATGATTGGAATGTTGAAGGACCTTCATTAGGTATGAGACAATTTCTTGCACATAAAGATGCTGTACTTAATACTGGAGATGATATTATATATAGAATCCTAAATGAGTCTGAAGATTTGATGGACTTTAGTAATTATTCTTTGTTACGTGTAACAACAGCTTACTGGAAATCTCAAAGAATGCTTGGACATCTTACTAAGATTGATGAAGAAGGTATGACACATCAGACTATTGTAGATGAAAATTATAAAGTAACTGAAAAACCTATATATGATAATACTGTTATAAAAGGTAAAACAAAAGATACTCTTATATTTGGAGATCATATAGATTGGATATGGATTAACCAAGTATGGGGTGGTGTTAAGATTGGTCCTAATAGACCATCATTCTATGGTAACAATGATAACATGGGATTCAAACCTTTATACTTAAATGTTGAACCACTTAAGTTTCAATTTAAAGGTGACAGTACTTTATATGGTTGTAAACTTCCTGTTGAAGGATCTATATTCCATGATAGAAATACTACATCAAGAGCATTAGTAGACAAGATGAAACCTTTTCAAATTGGATACAATCTTACTAATAATCAGATTTCAGATATACTAGTAGATGAGTTAGGTACAGTTATTATGCTGGATCAGAACTCTTTACCACGTCACTCTATGGGTGAAGACTGGGGTAAAAACAATTTAGCAAAAGCATATGTGGCAATGAAAGATTTCCAAATGCTTCCTTTAGATACATCTATTACAAATACTGAGAATGCATTAAACTTCCAACATTATCAAGTTCTTAACTTAGAACAAACACAAAGATTAATGTCAAGAATACAGTTGTCTAATTATTTTAAACAACAAGCTTTTGAAGTTATAGGTATTACTCCTCAACGTATGGGTCAGACTTTAAGTCAAGAAACTGCTACAGGAGTTGAACAAGCACTTAATGCAAGTTATTCTCAAACAGAAATGTACTTTGTAAATCACTCAGAATACTTAATGCCTAGAGTACATCAGATGCGTACAGACTTAGCTCAATACTATCATAGTACTAAACCTAGTGTAAGATTACAATATATTACATCTCTTGATGAAAAGATTAATTTTGAGATGAATGGTACAGATTTATTATCAAGAGAATTAAATGTATTTACTTCTACTAAGGTAAACCAACGTGACATTACAGAAAAAATAAGATCTCTTGCATTATCTAATAACACTGCAGGTGCATCTATATATGATTTAGGTAATCTTATTAAAGCAGATTCTCTTGCAGAAATTACACATACTCTTAAAGCAATTGAAGAGAAAGTTAATAAACAACGTCAAGAAGAACAACAAGCTCAACAACAAACAGTTCAGATGCAAGAACAAGCTGAAACAGAAAGACAAGAATCTAAACAAAGATTTGATGCTCAAGAGAATGCACTTGATAGAGAATCTAATGAGCGTATTGCTGAAACTAGAGGAGCTGTTGCTGCAGGTGGTCAAGATTTTAACACAAATAATCAATCAGATTACATTGACACATTAGAATATCTAGATAAGAAAAATATTAATAATCAAAATATTAATTTTAAGAAACAACAAGAAATTAATAAACAAGCAAACACAGAAGTTGCTAATAATCTAAAACGTCAAGAATTACAAACAAGAGAGAATATTGCTAACAAGCAGGTTCAAATTGCAATGACAAACAAAAACAAATATGACAAAAAGAAGTCATAGCGTTATAGTGTCAGAAATGTAAAAATAAATATTGCACCATATTAAATCTTTAAGATTTATTTGGTAGATTATATATGAAGAAGAACAGAAAACAATTTAACACAAAAACATGAGTACAGAAAACAAATCGCAAGTAGAAGATGTTACTATAGATAATATAGATGACTTTTTACCAATGCCAGGAGCAGACAGTGTTGTAACTTCAGATGAAGATGGTGATAAACCAAATTTATTTAGTCCAAACAGCAAACCAGTGAATCTTGATTTTTTAGATAAATCTGAAGATGATGAAGAAGATAAAGATGATGCTGATGCAGCTCTTGATGAATTAGATACTACTCTTAAAACAGGTGATGATCTTGATGAAGATGATGAACCTAAGAAAAAAGGTGGTAGATCAAAAACAGATAAAAGTGGTTTAGTATCATTCTTGAAAAAAAGAATTGAGAACAATGAAATGTTTGCTTTTGATGACTATGATGAATCTAAACAATCACTTGATGATTACTTAGGATCATTATCAGAAAAAGATGTAGAGGAATTGTGGACAGCTAATGTGGATAATTTGAAACAAGAAGTTGCTGCAAAAACTCCAAAAGAGTTCTTTGAAAGTTTACCTGAAGAATTACAATATGCTGCAGAGTATGTTGCTAAAGGTGGACAAGATTTGAAAGGTTTATTTAGAGCATTAGCTCATGTAGAAGAAGTTCGTGATTTAGATGTTAGAGAACCAGAACATCAAGAAATGATTGTTAGACAATATTTGCAAGCAACAGGTTTTGGTAATGGTGATCAAGAATTAATTGAAGATCAAATTCAAGAATGGGCAGAAGGTGGTAACTTATCTAAAAAAGCAAATCAGTTTAAACCAAAGTTAGATGATTTGCAAGAAGAAATGTTACAAGGTAAACTTGCACAACAAGAACATTTTAAACAACAACAACAGGCTAAAAAAGAAGCATACATGTCTAACATATATGAAACTTTAAAACCTGGGGAATTAAATGGTGTTAAGATTGATTCTAAAAGACAAAAAATGTTATGGGATGAACTTACAACTGTAAAGTATGAGAGCATCACAGGAAGACCTACAAACATGTTAGGTAAACTTTTAGAAGATTATCAATTTGGTAAAGAACCAAGATATGATTTAATTGCTGAAACATTATGGTTACTTTCTGATCCAGAAGATTATAAAGAAAACATAAGAAAACAAGCTAAGAATGAAGTAGTGGCAGATACAGTCAGAAAACTTAAAACAGAAGAATCAAGAAAGATTTCTTCTTATACAAGAGATGAAGATGAAGATATCAAACCTGCTTCTAGAAAGATTTCAAGACAAACAAATATATTTAAAAGATAACATTAACCTTAATTAAATTAAACAATGAGTACACCTGTATTAAACAATGGTCTCTTTTTGCGTGATACTACTTATAAAGTTAGCTCGCATGTAGACTCTTACCATTTGCAGAATATGCTTAAGACTTCAGAACCTATGGATTTAGGACCTGTTGACTTATGGGCAATGACGCAAAAGGTAGAAATGCCTCTTTATCAGATGGCATCTTTTGGTGGTAAAAACACCATTATGGTAGACAATGCTCGTGGAGAGTACAAATGGCAAACACCTATTGTACAAGATCTTCCTTACATTGTAGAAGATGTTGAACCTACACAGACTTCTTTAGGAGCTGATGGTACAAACTTCAAAATCAAAATTAACAGACGTATATTTGGATCTGGTGATATCATCACTTATGACAAATATAAAGGTTTGGAGCTTTACATTGTACCTTCAGAAGACATTCTTCCTACAGGAGATGGTTTCATCTATACAGTACAATTAGTAAACAACAACAACACTGCAACATTAGACAAAAAGTATCTTAAACCAGGTACTAAATTCTTCAGAAAAGGTTCTGCAAGAGGTGAGTATGGTGAAAGATTTTCTGACATTGGAGAATTACAGAATGGTTTTAGAGAGTACTACAACTTCGTAGGAGGTGCAGAAGCTCACGTACACTATTCTATTTCTTCTCGTGCAGACATGATGATGAAAGGTGGTCTTAATGCAGATGGTACAGTTCCTGTAACTGAGATCTGGAGATCATTTGATAAAAACTTAGACCCATCTATCACTAAGATTGATGATATGGTTAAGTCTATGGGTAAAGAATGGATCAAAAAATCATATGATAATGGTAATTTGACAAGATCATTCGTTACTAACTTGGAAGCAGCTCACTTATCTAAAGTAGCTAATGACATTGAGACTTACTTAATGTGGGGACAAGGTGGTAGAATTAAACAAGATGGTCCAGATGATATTAGATTATCTGTTGGATTGTGGTCTCAATTAGATAACTCTTATAAGAGAATCTATAACAAAGGAACTTTCAACTTAGAGTTGTTCCGTTCTGAGATCTTTAACTTCTACAATGGTAAAGTTGAATTCAAAGGACCAGATCCAAATAGACAAATCATTGTTCAAACTGGTATGGCTGGTATGAGAATGGTAAATGAAGCTATTAAGAAAGAAGCTTTCTCTGGAACTATTGGTGGATCTACTGGATTAATTGCTAACATGGATCAGTCTGGTGTTGGTGCTATCTCTGGTAAAAATGCAATGGACTTGAATTTTGGATTTGCTTTTACAAGCTACACAATCCCATTCTTGGCAAATGTTAAATTTGTATTGAATCCTGCATTTGACAATGTTCATACAAATGATATTGAGAATCCTATCATTGATGGATATCCATTATCATCTTACAACTTTATTGTATTTGATATCACTGACAACACTAATGACAACATCTTCTTGTTGAAATTATCTTGGGATAACCAATTAAAATGGTTCTACCAAAATGGTACTATGGATTATATGGGTAGATCTCAAGGATTTGCTTCTTCTGGAAACTTCAATGGTTATAGAGTATTTATGACTCAAACTATGCCAAGTATCTGGGTAAAAGATCCAACTAAAGTATTAAAAATTGTTATGAGAAACCCTGTTACTGGTGGTTCATTCTAATAAATAAAAATAGTACCTGGGGAGCTTCCCAATAGAACAGCTCCCAGGTCTTTTTTTTTTAACTAAAAGTTATGAGTACAAAAATTGTTAAAGGAAGATTAATATCTGTAGAAAATAAAGATAGACTATTTGGTTCTGCTTCTCAGTATATAGCTGTTCAAGTAGAAGATGCTGATGGAAGTAATGAAAGATGCATTTTATTTACTGATGCAGAGATTTTAAAAGCTGAAGAAAGAGCAAAAAGAAATCCTGAAGATCTTACAGAAAAAGGATTCTTTACAAATTTAATTGATTAATAACAAAAAAAGAAATCATGGCAGGAAAAAACAAGGCAGCTATGAGCAATAAGATTGTGGTTAAGAAACCAACATCTGCTCAGTCAGGTCCTAAAACTCAAAAACTTGCAGGTGCTACACCAAGTAAGTATAAAAAATGCTAAATTTGCAATATGCAAATAAAGAGATACCCTCTCTCCCTGAAGTTAACAGTGTTAACTACGCCAGCAGCAATGCTGGTACTCCTAAGATGTAACAACCTTGACGTGGTTTAGGAGCTTTGAACTAAGAGTTACAAAAAACAGAGAAAAGAAAAAAACAACTTAAATTATTACAGATGGAAATCACAATGATAGACAAGCATCAGTCTTTAAAAAGAAGCAGTTCTTTGACAATTAGACCTTTTGTTGATAATACACATGACAACATGGGGTTAGAAAAATACCAAATGGTATTATTTGAAGGTGTATTTCATGAAGAACAAATCATATGTCTTGAGAATAATGGTATCAAAAGATACATTACAGGATTAAATGAATTTGCTCCAGAGATTAAAAACATGTCTCCTGATGATAGAGATGCTGCAATTAAAGATATTAGAAGTACTGTAGCACAATTAGAAAGAGAATTAGCTTCTAATGTATTAGATGTTAATGATCCAGAATTTTGGAATAAAGTAAAATTACTTAGACCAGATAATGATGAGTTTTGGGGTAAGATAGTAATGAGATTTAGTAATGATCCTGTATATCTTGATCCTGCAAATGATCCTTATGATCTTATTAAACTAAGAGCAATTGAGCATGGTGGTTTTAGTATTGTTGCTAAATCATTAGAATTTGCAAGAAAAGAAGCACCTAAGTTTAAATTTTATTTAGACAAGTTTGAAGAAACAGCTTCTATTAAAACTGAGCTTAAGAAAATTAAAAATAAAGCTTTTGCTGAGTTACAAAAAATGTTTGACAAGAATGCTAATAAGTTATTCTATGTATGTAAAGTGATTGATGCAAACTCAACACAATACAAAAAATCTACACCACTTGATGTGTTGTATGATAACATGGATAAATTCATTAGTGGTGAAACTGAAGATAGAAACAAACGTCTAACAGCACAAAAATTCTTAGATGTTTCTGCATTAGATATGGAAACTCTTAAATTAAGAGCAGTTATCAAAGATGCTAATTTCTATAAATTGATTGCTACTAGAGGTGATGGTAATATTTACCATATGAAATCAGGAGCAATGCTTGGTAAAAATCCTTCAGATATTTTACTATATTTAAAGAATCCTTTGAATGAAGATATTCTTTTAGATGTTGTAACAAATACTGAAAAGTACTGGAATATATAATTTAAAAAATAACAATATGTCATTCAACAAAAAACAATTAGATGCAGATTCAAAATTTGCTAAAAAACCAGTAAGTAAACCACAACCAATTATACCTGTTTCTAAAAGTATTGCTACACTAAATGTAAAAAAGATGGGTGGTAGTATTAAAAAAGGTGGCAGAGGTTGCTAATAATTATAAGTCATGGCAAAACAAATGATTAAACGCGCAGATGGTTCTACTTCTCAAAGAGGTCTTTGGGATAACATTAGAGCTAACAAAGGTTCTGGAAAGAAACCTACAGCTGACATGCTTAAACAAGAGAAAAAAATAAAGTCAAAAGGTAAATAATGACAAATAATTTATTACAAATAAAGATAAAAGAGCGCTTAAACAAGCTTGCCAGTCTAGACTATGACAATATAGAATGCTGGCAAGTTAGTGAAGCATTCAATAAAGCACAATTAGAATGGGTGCGTAGACAAATACATGGTCATAATCAAGGTAGAGAAGGAGACGAATCTACTAAGATGAATATTGATGATGTACAATTGTTACTTACAGACACTATTCAAAGTCCTGTAGTATTAACTAAATTTGATAACTATTATCAAACAGGTTTATTACCATCTGATTATTTGTATTTTAAAAGATTTGCTGTAAAGTCTATTGCTGAATGTTGTCCAGATCCTAGAAGAATGATTGTATATCTTGCTCAAGTTGCAGATGTAGATAATCTTCTTGCTGATGATTTTAGAAAACCAAGTGCTACATGGGGTGAAACCTTTTGTACTTTGTCTAGTAATAGAATTAAAGTATATACTAATGGTGAGTTTGATCTTACACAACCTGTATTATTTTATTACAGAAAACCTAGAGAAGTTGAGTTTATAAATTGTACAAATCCTTCAACAGGTGCATTATCATATAATGATGTGACATGTGAGTTTAAGGATGATATTACAGAATTGATTATTGATGAAGCATGTGCTATTCTTGCAGGAGATATAGAATCTATGAATCATTATCAAAGAACCAAACAAAACGCAACACAAAATAACTAATTATGGATTTTACATCAAACTATAAACTAAAAAGACAAGGATCATCTGGTGGTGATTCTTTAGAAGCTAAGACTTCTGCTTTAGTTTCAGAACTTATGAATGCTGCAACAAGTATTCACAAAATGCATTTAAAGATTACAGGTCTAGGATCATATGCTGGACATAAAGCTTTGAATGAATTGTATGATGCACTACCTGGACATGCTGATGATTTAGCAGAAGGTTTTCAAGGTGCTGCAGAAAAGTTATTAACATATGAAGATTTTGCTCCAAGAATTTTGAATTCTGTAGAAGAATCATTATCTTATTTAAGAGAATTGACAACACAAGTTACTTCATTGCAACAAGTTATGCCATACTCAGAAATTGTAAATGATCTTGACATGGTAAAATCTACTATAAATAGTATCAAATACAAACTATTATTTTTAAAATAAATTTTAATTAACCCTTAAATATTTTATATTATGTCTTATTTTCCACATGCCTACCAGAAGGCTTTAGTAGCTACATCGTTAGTGACTGCATCTGGTACTGCAAGTTCTGCTTTAACTGCAGGTCAACTTGCATTAATTAATGCACAAACAAACTTGTCTTGTGACTTGTCTGGTGCAACAACTTTAAATTATAACAACACTTCTACAGGTGTACCTTTAGCTTATTTAGCACAAGGTAGTTTTCACACTGTAGATAAATTGGGACCTTTTCATGGAGGTTACAAAGAGTCTGTTAAATCAAAAGGTATTAACCCTAAGTACATTAGTTCATTTACTTTAAGTGAACCATCTAATCCTATTCAAGATATTCAACAAATCAGTGCTACTGTAGGTTGTAATGTTACTTGTAATACTACTTACAGATTAAGATTAGATCTTAAAGGATCTCCTGCATTACGTTTCTTAACTCACAATGCTTACTTTACATTAGATGCTAACACAGGATGTTGTGATTCAAGTTCTAATAATGTAGATCCAAACATTGTATTGTTAGGATGGGCAGATAGATTGGCTTTATATCCAACTGTTAAAGATTTTGTACAAGGAACTGTATGGAATAGAGTATTAAACTCTGGCACAGGTACAGGTGTTACTGCAACAACTACTCAACAATATTTAACTGTTGGTACAGCTACAGGTATTGCTGCTGGTCAAAGAGTTGTATTTACTCCTACAACAGGTTCTGTATGTACTGTTGGTAATCTTAGAGGAAACACTTTTACAGTTACTACTGTAGCTCCTGTTGGTTTGTTTTCTGTAGGACAAGTTCTTACTGGAACTGGTGTTGCTGCTGGTACAACTATTACTAAATTAGTTAGTGGTGGTGGTGGTGCAGGTTCTGTATTTGAAGTAAGTATTGCACATCCTACAATTGTAGATGCATCAGTTAATAATATTAGCTCTACATCTCCTGTAACTGCATATGTTAAATCTTCTTATACAAGTGGAACTAATATTACTTTAGTTGCTGCAACTACAATTAATACTCCAAGTACTACAGATATTACTGCATTTACTACTGGTATTATTGCTAATACTGCTGTTAAATTTTATAAAGCTATCACAACTGCAGCATATACTCCTTTAACAGGAGGAACAGATCCTGATACAGTTGAATCTTTCTTAGAAATTGTTGGAGCTTATGTAGATACTACTTTTGGTGATTGTTCTTTCTCTCCTAGAGATCACGTAGAATATCAACCAATTGAAATCTATTCTTCAGTTACAGCATTAGATCCATTAGGAAACCAATGTTTAGCTGCATGTTTTGTACCTGCTGAAGTTCAACAAGCTGTACAAGGTAGAGGATTTGGTGAAACTGTTCTTAGAGAATTAATTTTAGCTAAGAGATACCAACAAGAACCATGGATCCAAGATCCACGTTTAAGAGAGGTTCTTGATTATAATCCTTTTGGTGAAGTAACACGTGCAAGTAAATACCTTATTTACAACTTGTTACATAGTGTTCCACGTAAAGCTAATCCTTCTGGAATGATGGATAATGATCAATATTTGATTAGAATCTTTGTACCTATTACAAGTACTGTTGCTGCAGCTAGAACATCAATGTCTGCTTTTGAAACAAACATTGACAACTGGATGATAACTGCTGGTAATTTAGATAATAGATTTAAATTGTTACCATAATAATTTAAAATGTATAAACACTATAGAGGAGACATTAATTTGTCTCCTCTTTTTGTTTTATATCAAAATTTTTTGTAAATTCTTATTGTAATGATGTTAATACTGAATCAATTATGGCAATTAAACACACACTTGCATTAGACATACCAGATACAGCTTGTGAAAATATACTAAGAATATGGGATGCATCTGTATATGGTGAAGGACTGGAAGTAGATTGTCCTAGACTTGACATATACTTACCAGGCTTTTCAATGCCTATTTACTATACAAACAATACAACTATAGATCCACCAACTGTTTTAGAACCAGGTTTTGTAAAAAACTTTTCTACAGGTGATTTAGGAATAACTCATCCAAATGATGATCCAGGATCTTTTCCTGATGGTTTGTATACAATCAGATATAGTGTGTCACCTAATGAAACTGTATTTGTTCAATATTATCATCTAAGAGTGACTCACTTAATGAATACTTACTATAGAGAGGTATGTAAAATTCAATTACAAGCATGTGAACCTACAGCTGAACAACATCAAAAAATGCATGACTTAAGATATATTAAGATGTATATTGATGCAGCAAAAGCTAAAGCAGAGTATTGTCATGCTCCTGTTCAAGCAACTGAAATGTATGTGTATGCTGAGAAACTTCTTGCTAAGTATTTAACTGGGTGTTGCGTAACATGTAATAAATAACCTTTAAATATTAAAACCAATGGTACAATGTAACAACTGTCAATCTACATTAAGTTGTGGATGTCAACAAAGAGTAGCATCAAATGGTGCAAATGTATGCGCAAATTGTATTACAGCATATGAAGCAAAATTAATAAGTCAAAAGAAATAACTAAATGGATGCTCTTATTCGTATAAATGAAGTATTTGCTGAAACTGTATATGCTACTTACAAAAGAAAGCGTTATGGTTTAAAAACATGTTCTGCTCTTATTGATGAAGAGCTTGCAGATGATTTACGCAATCTTCTCATACGTGGTAGAGAAATGGAAACTTGTTCCTGTGCAATGCCAGGATTTTGTACATTATCTAAAGTTGAAGAAAAAATAAACACAATATAATGGGAACACCTATAACTACTCCAGGATCAAATAGAGATAATTGTCCTAAGATATCTACATCATGTGTGATATGGCAAGGACCAAATATTCCTTGTATTAATTTATGTGCAGGTGATTCTATTGATGAAGTTGTATTTAAACTTGCAACTTTATTATGTGATGTTACAGAAAATGTTCTTGATGTTACAACTTTAGAATTTGCATGTTTAGTAGAGTCAGGTGCTGAAAATCCTACTACTCTTTTACAAACGTTACAAGCTATTATTACTAAAGTATGTAGTATAGATTCTAATGGTACTACTGGTGGTGGAAGCACTACTAATAAAACAGATGGAGCTACATCAGATCCTATAGTGTATTTACCAGAATGTTTATATTTTCAACAAGATGGTGATACTGTTACAGCATTACCTCTCACAGAATATGCTGCATATTTAGCTACAACTATTTGTACTATTATTACAGATATTAGTAACATTAATTTTACAATTAGTAATCTATCATCTAGAGTTATAGAATTAGAAATAACTGTACAAAATTTAAGTACTTACACATATGAAATATATGTGACTTCTCAATGTGCAAGTGCACCTACATCAGGTCAAACATTGTTAATACAAGATGCTTTTGCAAATTTAGAAGCTTCTTTTTGTAATTTATTAGGAACTGTTGGATTTTCAACATTATTAATAAATGCAATAAATGCTCAATGTCCAGGATTAAGTACTGCACCGCAGTTGTCAGATTCTGAACTTATAATGAATGATATTACAGGATGGGTAGAAACACCAACTACAATTGCAGATAGTATAAATAATTTATGGTTAACAGTATGTGACATGCGTTACAAAGTTGCAAACTTTTTTGAGGCACCTGTTGTATTACCTTGTGTTTTAGCAGTTCCTGAAAATGTAACAATTACTACTATTGGAACAACATATTCTACTGTAACATGGGAAGAACCAAGTTATGCTGGAATAGAAATACCAATTGGATATAGAATTGAAGTTTTTGAATGGACTGGCACAGCTCCTACAGGACCTTCTCTATATGATACAACATTATCTACAGCTTTTCTTACTTTTAATATACCTTCAACTGCATTAACTATAGGTCAAGATTATGTTGTTTATATACATGCAATTTATTCTTGTGGAGAATCAAATGGTGCAAAAGTAATAAGTGAATTAATAGTACCAACAATATTATATAAAATAGAAGTTATAGAATCACCAGAAGCAGATACAAGTGTAGACTGTGTTGAAAGTGGAGTACCTGTATCTTATACTGTAAATAATACTAAAACAACAGTTACTCTTGCTAATGCTTCAACAGGTTTACCAGTAACAAATACTACTGGTTCAACTATAAATGTTATAGTAAAATATCTAGTTACAAGTTGTGCATTTTTTGGACCAGTGTATGATCAAGTTACAATAGGAATACCTAATGGTGCAGATCATGGTGACTATATTTATGAAGCTCAAACATATACTAATTGTGGTACAGCATTATGTACTACTGTAAGTAAAAATTTAGATTGTGGTGTTTCAACTGGTTTGATTAACGCAGAATTTGATGATACAATGATACCAACTTGCTAATAATTAAAAAATAAAAATATGTCTTGTACAAACCCTAATTGTAATGAAGGATGTGGATGCAATAATTGTTGTCCACCAGTTACACCTCCAACACCACCAGTACCACCAACATGTACAGGAACAGAGTGTGAGGAATTATATGATGGCGCATGTGTTCAATACACAGGTCCTTCTATAACATGTCTTGGTATTACTACTAATACTAGTTTAAATAGTGTCATTCAAGCAATGGCAAATAAACTTTGTGAATGTTGTAAAACACCTAAGTGTACAAATCCTATAACAAGATTTGTTGATTTAGTTTTTGATATATATTATTCAATTACAAATGCAGGTAGATCAGCTTCAATATCTGAGATTATATATGAAATACTTAATCTTGGCTATATTATTAAAAAATGCGAATACTGTTGTCCTGATGGTCAAGCATACATGTTTACAATAAAAGATGTGAATAATGGATTCTTAAACACACTTAGAGAATTACTTTATTCAGGTGCTGAACAAGTTACAGAAAACTGTGTAAATTGTGAATCAGATTTTATAGTATCAGGAACAGCTCTAGCGGCATTACAAGATATAACACCTTTTAGTGTTACTGATATTACAGAATATGGAGGATTCAATAGTAGTTCTGCATTGTCTGTATTAACAAACTCTTTAAAAAATTATCCTGAAGCGTTGATTTCTGCTTTTTTAGAATATTTCATAGACAATGATGTTTTAATTATAAGTTGTAATACAGAAACAGGTGATGTTTTTATTGGAAATATGAATGCTTTTACAACTTACACAACTTATTTAAATCCAAATCCTTAAAATTATAATATTATGAGTCAATGTTTAAATCCTATTGCTGCATATTTTGACAGAATGATAGATCTTGTGGAAGCAGGAACTTTTGCAACTATAAGTGATGCTGTATCATCAGGTAATAATCCTTTTCTAGAAATAACTTCAGAAAACAATGGTACATATTGTTGTCCTGATTGTTCTTTGTATGGTATTACTACAGATATAACTATAGTAAAAGCAGTTACTGAATTTTCATATTCTGAAAGTCTTGAAAATTGTTGTTTTAATTATACAACAAACATAGAAGATATTTCTAATGTTAATACTGTGTTAGGTCATAGACCTAAAATATGTTGTAATAGCTTTTCAGGATGTTCTTCTAAATTAATAGCTTTACATCAAAAATATAAAGATTCTCCTGGAGGTGCTGTTTCTAATAATATATTATATGAATTTGGAACTATGAATGGTGATTCTTATGCATGTGTTATGGTTGATTATATTAATTCATTAACAAGTGATATTTACAAAACTGATATATTGAATGTTTTTAATAAAGATGGTTTTGCTGTTTTTTGTTATGATAATACAGTAATGGCAGGAACATTTAATGGTTTTAAAAACTGGTGGTAATAAAAAAATAATAAACAATGTATCCAAATAATAATTGCACTGATTGTAGCAACTGCCCTGATCCTATCACACCACTACCATTACCAAATGTATATGGTCAATGTGGTGACACTTATGATTTAGATTGTGTTATTTACACAGGACCAGATAATGATTGCTTAGGTATAACATCAGGTATGCCTGTTACAGAAGTATTTTCTATATTACAATCTGAAATGCAATTATGTGATTGCTGTTCTGCTGTACCTCAAAACTGTGTATTATCAGATTGGGGACCTTGGGGAGAATGTACTGCTTGCACTTATGATGAAAATAATGTAGCAACATGTGTTAGATCTCGTAGAAAAACTGTTATAACTCCAGCATCTAATGGAGGTATTGAGTGTGGTCCACAAGTTGAAACTGGAACAGTTACCTTACAACCAGTATGTTTTACTTTTGGTAGTGATATATGTGAATCTGCTCCAGATGGAACACAAGTTATAGGAAGAGCAAAATGTAGTTACAATAATAAACCATATTATGAATTTACAGTTTGTGGAGCTAATCAAGTTATTTGGTTTAATAGTACTGATAACTTATGGTATCTTACAGATACATTAGGTGTAGGTGATTCTGAAAGCACTGTTTTAAATAACAATGGTGGTGATTATCCTGTATCTAATACTACTACTCAAATTTGGCAAAATAGATTAGATAAAGGAAGTATTAATATTTTACAATCTTCATTAACTACATGTCCAGAATATAAAATATGTTTTCATACACATATTACCCTTGAAGGTAGAACATATGATTTTTATAATTATATGGCTCCTGGTCATACTGAAACAGAAAGTAATAATCACCCTGTTTATTTATATTATATTACTATAGGAAGTGTAACTTATACTATTAATGTTTATTTTGACATTCTTACTTTAAAATGGGAAGGTAAAATAAATAGTGGTAGTGGTGATCCTACTATATCAACATTATCTGATACAGGTCTTTATCCTGTTGGAACTTGGACTCCTGATCCAACTGATCAAACTAATTATATGGTAGCATCTACATTAGGAGAACCTTGTACACAACCTGCAAATGTTAATTGTGTATTAGGTGATTGGAGTGCTTGGGGTCCTTGTATTGGTGGATATGAAACAAGAACTAGAAGTATTGTAACACCTGCATCAGGTAATGGAACACCTTGTGGACCATTAACAGAAACAAGAACATGTGCTGCTGCTGTATGTGCTTCTCCAACAGCTGTTACTGCTACAGTATCTGGAACAAGTGTTATTGTATCATTTACTCCTGCAGTAGGTGCATCAACTTATAATGTTTCATATACTACTAATGGTGGCGCAAGTTACACAACTGTTAACAGTACTGCTTCTCCTATAACAATAACTGCAAATTTAGCATGTGCTACAACATATTCAGGTTGGATTGTTACTAATTGTTTAAATGGTGTTGTAAGTTCACAAGTACCTTTTTCTATTACTACTCCAGCATGTGTTCCTGCATTATTATGTGCAGGTACAACTACTAATATAATTAGTGGTAACTTTAATTCACCACAACTTAATGTATTAAAAATTGATAACACAACAGCTCAAATAAATGGATCTAACCCTGTAGTTACAACACAAGTTTCAGCAGAAAGTAATACAAGATTTTGGACAAATGAATTAAGTAATGATGGTTTATTTTTAGCAGGTAGTCCTCTTTTTTTTACTGATGCATTAGGCATGCATTATAGTGGTGGAGTTATTAAGTTAAAATGTACATCTCCAAGTACATCATTTTTTGGAGAAATTAATCCTACATTTGTAAGTGTAGATCCAACAAATGCAGGATTTCAAGTTTCAATTTCTTCAAGTGATAATCAACCTGTTATTCGTGCTATTAAATATGATAAAATTAATAATAGATTATATGTTGGTGGACATTTTGATAAATATAAAAATGCAAATTGTTCTCATAACTTAGTATGTTTAAATGCAACTACAGGTGATATAATACCTAATACAAGTTTTAAAATTGGAATAGCTGGAATATATCATTCTACATTAACTTCTAATACTAATGGTGGAGTTTATGATATTCAAATTGATGGTAATGGAAAAATTATAGTAGGAGGTACTTTTGATACATATACTAATACTTCTAATGTACCTACACAAATTCGTAACATTGTAAGATTAAATTTTGATGGTACAATAGATAATACATTTTCAGTAAGTGCAACAAGTTTTTCAGCAAATCAATCTCTTAATCCTCCTTTTCAATCTAATTTATCTTCAGTTGTAAAAACTATATATGTTGATCCTAATAATAATTATTTTGTAGGTGGTGGTTTTTATCAATACAAAGGTACTACTGCAAA